GGCGTATGGTCAAAGTTATGCCAACGCAGGTGCCACAAACAACATGACAGGATTTGCAGGTGCAACAGGTGGTAGATTTTACAGAACCATGAATGCATACAATATAAATGCAGAACACGTGGTGCATATGAGCATGTCAGACGGAATGGACAACCTATTTCCATTTGGACAATCAGTATTAGAACAAATTTTCAAAGTTTACAAACAAAAAGAACTGCTTGAAGATGCAATTATCATTTACAGAGTACAAAGAGCACCAGAACGTAGAGTGTTTTACATTGACGTGGGTAACATGCCAACACACTTGGCCATGCAATTTGTTGAAAGAGTCAAAAATGAAATCAATCAAAGACGTATTCCAAGCACATCAGGTGGCGTAAACTACATTGATGCAACATACAATCCAATGAGTATAAACGAAGACTACTTTTTTCCACAGACAGCAGAAGGTAGAGGATCAAAAGTTGACACACTGCCAGGCGGAACTAACCTGGGTGAGATAGATGATCTTAAATTCTTTACAAACAAACTGTTTAGAGGCTTGAGAATACCTAGTTCTTATCTACCAACAGGACCAGATGACTCACAACAACAGTACAATGATGGTCGAGTTGGTACAGCATACATTCAAGAGTTAAGATTCAACAAATACTGTGCAAGATTGCAATCAATGTTGAACCCAACATTTGATGAAGAATTTAAAATATGGATCAAATCCAAAGGCTTCAACATTGACAACGGAATGTTTGAATTAAAATTAAATCCACCACAAAACTTTGCTCAATACAGGCAAACAGAAATGGATCAAGCACGAATTCAGTCTTTTGCACAGGTAGCAGAACTGCCTTATATGAGTAAACGTTTTGCATTGAAAAGATTCTTAGGACTTACTGAAGAAGAAATGGCAAGAAACGCAGAACAATGGGCAGAAGAAAACAACATACCACAAGGCAAGAAAACTAAAGCAAATCAATTGAGAGGTGCTGGAGTAACACAAGCAGGCATTGCTGGAGATTTGGATCAATTTGAAGAGCCAACTGCCGAACCAGGATCACCAAGTCCAGAAGCACCAGGTGGTGGAACGCCAGGATCAACGCCAGGCGGTGGTGGTGCAATACCAGGTGGACAAGAAGGGGGAACCCCAGCCTAAGGTTAAATACGTAAAATGAAACTATTTGAATTCTTTACACATACACAAGACGGTTTTGAGCAGGACAAAAACTATGAGCCTGAAAACGATATCTCAGTTTTGGATTCAGAGGACACTAGGAAAACACGTCTTAGATTAAAAGACATCAACTCCATGAGACTTGCTTCAGAAGAACATGAAGCACAACAGAAAGAAGAAGCCAAGTTCGTTCAAAAAATGTACGGACAGCCTGCACCTGACGATAACTTACAGTTATAATGTCCAACATAGCATTCGTATTAGGTAACGGAGAATCCCGAAAAGGTATACAAATTGACGAACTGAAACAGCACGGCACTGTGTTTGCTTGTAATGGTGTTTACAGAACAGAAACACCAGATTTTCTAATTGCTGTTGACCCAAAGATGATTTTTGAAATTGCAGAAACAGACTATGCACTGAAAAATCAAGTATGGTCAAATTTCAATGCACAGTATAACAAAAATCAGCGTATATTAGATTACGTAAAATGGTTTAAACCAAGCTTGGGCTGGAGTTCTGGTCCAACAGCACTAAGAATGGCATGTGAAAGAGGGTTCAAAGATATATTTGTGTTGGGTTTTGATTATCAAGGTCATCAAAGAGGTGGTAACAAGCACGGATTTGGTTTCAACAACCTATTCAAAGATACAAGAAACTACAAAAGAACAAAAGATGACGCAACGTTTTATGGCAATTGGATGAATCAAACAAAACACTGTTTGAAAGACTTCAAAGACACCAAATTCACCAGAGTGGTGCCAGAGGGTTGGTTTAGTCCAAAAGATTTACTTTGGAATGATAATTTAAGCCAATTGACTACGCCACAATTTTTAGAAAAATTCAAGCTAAACCTTAAAACTGCATAGTTTTTCATATGCCTCTAGAGTGATATTTTCAAAATCACCAAAATTACCATTTTTATACCATTAATAGCCCCGTTTTATACCTTTTACAGTAAATACTAACGCTTATAAGTACAAATCGATATTAAACAAGGAGCACGTGTAAAATGTCAAACAATAAATTTGAATCTTTATTAGAATTACTAATAAACGAAGAAAACGACAAAGCAGAAGCACTTTTCCATGAAATAGTAGTAGAAAAATCAAGAGATATCTACGAAGGATTAGCGGAAGAGCCTGTAAAAGAAGAAACAAAAGAAGAAGCAAAAGACGAAGTTAAAGAAACTGAAGCATCAGAAGATCAAGTAGATGAAACTACTGACGAAGCAAAAGATGAAGACGTTAAAGAAACTTCAGACGAAACTAAATCAGAAGAGTCTTTAGAAGAAGTAGAAATTGAAGACGAAGCAACTGAGTCAGAAAAATCAGAAGAAGAGTCTATAGAAGAAGTTGGTGGCGATGCTACTGACGAACTAGTCAAAGACATCTCAGCAGACGAAGAAAACACTCCAGAGATGGATATGGACGGTGATAAAGCCGCTGATGACATGGAAAAAGACATGGACATGGACGGTGATAAAGACGACGAAGATATGGAAGACAGAGTTGTTGATTTAGAAGATGCTTTAGACGAATTAAAAGCAGAATTTGAAGCAATGATGGCAAAGAAAGATGACGACATGGACGACGACAAAGATGAGTCATTAGAAATGCCAACAGAAACTCCAGCAGAACAGCCAGTAATGGCAGGCGAAGCAGCACACAAAGATGCCAAAGACATGAAAAAAGAAGCAATGCATAAAGACAAAAAAGACATGAAAAAAGAAGCAATGCATGGCAAAGGCAAAGACAAGAAAAAAATGGATGAGTACAAAATCCAAAAAAGTGCAGACAACGCCGATCATTCAGATAGCGGAAAATCACCAGTTGCAGGTAAAGGCGGCAGTAACTCAGCTGCAATGATGTCAAAAGCAAACGCAAGTAGCATGATGTCAAGTGCAGAGGATAAAGGAAGACCAGCGCCAACTGCTCAAAAGATGGGTGAATTTGCTAACAGTCCAGGCAAAGACAGCATGAAAATGAGTAAAGAAGTCAAAGCTCAGACTGCTGACGGTTCAGAAAAATCTGCAAAATCTCCAATATCTGGCAAGTAATTGCTAATTTTGGAAAAACAAGGAGTTTGGAATGTCACTTTATCTTAGAGAACATCTAACTTACGATCAGGCCAGAGTACAGATCCTACACGAAGGCGAACACGGCAAAGATTTGTACATGAAAGGAATCTGTATTCAAGGTGGTATTAAGAATGCTAACCAAAGAGTTTACCCAGTAAACGAAATTGGAAAAGCAGTTAAAACACTGAATGACCAGATCGGATCGGGATATTCTGTGCTAGGAGAAGTAGATCATCCAGACGATTTAAAAATTAATTTGGACCGAGTGTCACACATGATTACTGAGATGTGGATGGACGGTCCAAATGGATATGGTAAAATGAAAATTTTACCGACACCAATGGGTCAACTTGTCAAAACTATGTTGGAATCAGGGGTGAAACTAGGCGTATCGAGTAGAGGTAGTGGAAACATTAACGAATACGGAAGCGGCGAAGTTTCAGACTTTGAGATCATCACAGTAGATGTTGTGGCCCAACCTTCAGCACCAGGTGCTTACCCAACGCCAATTTACGAACACCTAATGAACACCAAAGGTGGAAATGATGCAAAAGCACAAAAGTTCCTCAAAGAGGCACTAACAAACATAATAAAGGACCTAAAATAAAATGATAGACGCAATATCAAAACTAGTTGAATCAGGTGCTATATCAGAAGATGTTCAAAAGAGCATTCAAGAAGCATGGGATTCAAAAATCAAAGAAAACAAAGAAGTAGTAGGTGCTGAGTTAAGAGAAGAGTTTGCTAAAAGATACGAACACGACAAAGCAAACATGATCGAAGCAATAGACAAAATGATGACTGATAAATTATCAGAAGAAATCACAAAGTTTGTTGAAGACAGAAAAGCACTTGCTCAAGAAAAAATTGCTTACAAAGAAAACGTAGGCGCTCATTCTGCTAAATTAGAATCATTTATACTTTCTAAATTATCAGAAGAGTTGAAAGAACTACATGGCGACAGACAAGGT